AGGTATACGCGGAGAAGGATCTCGTAAAATAATCCTCCACCTCATTGAGCATCGCCCAGTGCTGGACATGATCCGGGAAAGGGAGCATCCCGATAAGACGTTTTTTCGGCTCATGGACGGTCATGAAACGATACGGGGAGGTTACGAACGTCCCGTTTTCAAAAGAGTATAGGAGATCGGAAAGGTTCTTTTCCAAGTCCGCCTCGAATTTTGTTATGGCCTTTTTACCATGCTTGTTCTTGCTGGCATGATCAAAAGCCTTAAAATAATTATCCTTCCGGGCTATATTCCCGGAAAAGCCACCTTTTCTCCTCATTCGTGTCTCTAGTGTCTAATAGTGTCTAGTGTCTGCAATTGCCATCGGGTCATGAGCCGTCGGTTAAACCTACCGGGACTATACCTTTAGCCTCGCTTTTTTGTCAAGTGACAAGGTCCCTTCTCCACTTCATATAAAAAATCCTCGTTCGGCATGTTAGGGGCGACGACCAGTTCACGTTAGCGTTCGAGACCGCATTGTTACCATTGAGGTACGCTAAGCCGGCATTAGCACCGTTGTTCGCATGACCACGACGGAACGGACAGCGAAGGCCGGAACTGGACGTCAGAGAAGACAACCCGCCCAATCAATAGGCGGCACAAATGTAATATTTAATTTTTCAAGTGCGACCGCCTTACGGCGGGAAAAATAAAACAGGAACGGAAACAACATGTCAAAGAACTAAGATGCGGCACTTACGTGCCTTGGGTGCTCGGGCGCTTCGCACCCTGATGGACACAATGGACACCCGAACACAATGAACGCTAGTACTGCACGGGCACGGGGCTTACGTCCTCTGCAAAATAGCAGAGGGGCGACGACCAGT